CTCGAGAACGATCGCGACGCCGAGAACTACCAGGGCTGGTCACTGACGCGCGTCTATATCGAGGAGCTCACGCAGTTCCCCTTACCCGACCCCGTCTTCAAGCTGCTCGCCACGCTGCGTTCGAGCGCCGGTATCAAACCGCAGATGCGGTGCACCTGCAATCCAGGTGGTCCTGGCCATGGCTGGGTCAAGGAATGGATCATCGACCCGGGCGAGTATCACCTCACCAAGGACGAGGAATCCGGGCTGACGCGGACGTTCATTCCGGCAAAACTTGACGACAATCCGGCCCTGCTCGACAACGACCCAAATTATGTCAATCGATTGCGGGCCGTTGGTTCGCCAGAACTGGTACGTGCCTGGCTCGATGGCGACTGGACCGTCGTCGAGGGTGCGTTTTTCCCCGAATTCGCTGTCGACCGGCATGTCGTCTCTCCCTTTCAGATTCCCGACCACTGGACGCGTTGGCGGGCCATGGACTGGGGCAGCGCCAAGCCGTTTTCGGTCGGCTGGTATGCGCATGTCCATGACGATACGGTCGAGCACGGCAAACTGCTCAAGCGCGGCGCGATCGTTCGTTACGCCGAATGGTACGGGTGTACGAAACCGAACATCGGCTTGCAGCTGACCGCCGAAGCGGTTGCACGCGGCATCGTTGAACGGGAAACAATCGACGGAAAACGAACAAAAATGTCATATGGCGTGCTCGACCCCAGTGCCTTCGCGGTGATTTCCGGACCGTCGATCGCCGAGACGCTGCAACGCGGCGGCGTGCATTTTCGCCGCGCCGACAACACCCGTCGGTCGACCGACAAGCGGATGGGAGGGTGGGATCAGGTCCGCAACCGTCTGGTGGGAGACGTCGATGGCAATCCGATGCTGTTCGTCTTTGCCACCGGGCGGCATCTGATCCGCACGCTTCCGATGATGCAGCACGACCAGTACAATCCCGAGGATCTCGACACCGAAGCCGAGGATCATGCGGTGGACGAGCTCCGGTATTCCTGCTTGTCGCGGCCTTTCCATGCGCGCAAGACCCAGACGGACAACCGTAATCCGTACCTCATCAGCAACGTATTCAAGCTCAATTCTCGACAGTAGTCTCTTGCCTATGTTAAGGGGGAATCATCCGCATGGGTGACGAGGAACCCCATGCGATGATGGAGCCGAGTGGGTGGCTCAAGACGCGGCGATCACCAAGACGCTGGCAGCGCCAGCGCCATCTGTGGACAGCGGACGGCCGGACAAGCCGCCGGTAACCGATTCCGGTCCCGACCGGGAGGTCGACAAGCAGTACTGGGAGCGGTGCCTGTCCGACGCCGAGCGCGCCGAGCAGAACTGGCGGCGTCGCGGCCGCGAGATCGTGCAGATCTACCGCAACGAGGGCCCTGGCACGTCGTCGCCGAAGTCGGTGAAGAATGCCGGGGGATCCTATTTCAATATTTTGTTCGCCAATACCGAGGTGATGCTGCCGGCGGTCTATTCCAAGCCGCCCACCCCGGTCGTCAAGTCGCGGTTCATCCAGTCCCGCAAGCTGGTGCCGGTGATGCCGCCGCAGATGCCGGTGATGCCGCCACCCATGCCTGGCCCGGTTGGTGGACCTCCTGGTCCCCCTGGCGGTCCTGAATCGTTGCCACCGGGGCCGCCGCCTGTAGCGCCGCCGTCGCCTGGCCCCCCGCTCGACGGCGGTGCGCCGGGTGGCCTTGGCCCGCCGACCCCGCAGCCGGGGCCACCCGGTCTCATGGATCGCCTGTTGCCGCCGACACCGCCCGGCGCCGAGCCCGTTCCATCCTTTATCGTCAAGCAGCCGCCAGGCCCCCGCGTCGAAGACATCGACACAGCGGCTGCGGTGATGGAGAAGGCGCTCGAAATCGTGCTGACCGACGAGGCGTCGCACGAGGCGGTGAAATCGGCCGTCAAGGACGTCATGCTGCCCGGGCGCGGCCTCTGCCGGGTGCGCTGGAACCCGAAGATCGTCGACGTGCCGCTGCCGGGCGGACCCCTGCCGGATGGCACGGCGCCGACGCAATCGAAGAAGGTATGGGAAACGACCAATACCGAATACGTCTACTGGGAGGACTTCCTGTGCGATCCCGTGCGCCAGGACGTCGACAAGAAGTGGGTCGCCTTCCGGCATCTGTTCACGGGACCGGAGATGCAGAACGAGTTTGCCGGAAATCCCGATTTCGACCGGCTGGTGGCGCTCGGCAAGATCGACACGCTGCTGCTGTGGACCGAGGAGAGCGCCGCCAAGAGCCCGCCGTCCGGCGGCGGCTATTCCAAATCGGCCAGCCAGCTCGGCGACGTGATCAAGAAATGCATGGTGTGGGAGATCTGGGACCGCACGGATCCTGCCAATCCGCGTGTCATCTGGTTCGTGCGCGATTCCGGATCGCTGGTGCTGCGGGTGGACCCCGACAGCCTGCAATTGTCGGGGTTTTTTCCGGTGCCGGCGGCGATGCTGTCGATCTCGACGTCGGACAGCCGCATTCCGCGCCCGTTCTACGATTTCTATTCGCGTCTCGGCGAGGATCTCGAATCGACCTCGGTGTCGATCTCCAACCTGACCCGGCAGATCAAGGTGCGCGGCGCCTATAATTCGGCGTCGACCGAAATCGCCGATCTCCTGAAGGCCGACAACAACAAGATGATTCCCGTCGACGGCGTCGACATGATCAATGGCGGGCTGCAGAATCATATCTGGCTGGTCCCGATCGACCAGTGGATGGCGGCTCTGGATAAGCTGTTGATGGCGCGTGAATCGCAGAAGCAGTCGATCTACGAGATCATGGGCATCTCGGACATCATGAGGGGCGCGACCAAGGCCTCGGAGACCGCCACCGCGCAGCGCATCAAGGGTCAGATGGGCACGGTTCGACTGCAGGATCTGAAGACGGTTTCGGCCAATTTCGCGCGTGACCTGGTGGTCATGATGGCCGAGATCATCGCCAAGAATTTCGATGCCGAGACCCTGTCCAGGATGACCGGCGAGGATGTCACGCCGGCGGTGTTCGCCATCATCCGCGACGATTTCCTGCGGACCTGCTCGATCGACATCGAGACGGATTCGACCGTCGAGGTCGACGAGCAGACGGCGCAGCAGTCGATGGCGCAGACCATGCAGGCCATCCAGGCGGTGTTCGCCGGCGTGCAGCCGCTGATGATGATGGGCCTGCCGCCGCCGATGATCGTTCAACTGTCGCTCGCCATGCTGCGCATGGCGCTGCAGCCGATCCGCAACAGTCGCGGCGTCGTGCAGCTGCTCGATCAGTTCGAGCAGCAGCTGCAGTCCGCCATGGCGATGGCACCACCTCCGATGATCGGAGCACCAGCCGCTGGTGGGCCGCCCGCTCCTCCCGGTGGGCCACCCGCCGGACCGATCAAGGAGCCTGGCGGGCCGCGTGGCGCAGGACCGAGACCCGGCACCATGAACGGCCCGCCACCGCCTCCTGACAACATGCAACAGGCCGCTTAGGAGACAAGCCATGGCCCCCAAGAAGACGGACGAAGAGAAGGTTGAGAAGGAAGAGCCAAAGGCCCAGGAAGACAAGCCGGCCAAGGGCGGTGAGAATCTCTCCGCCGACGTCGAGTCGGCGCAAAAGCCGTACCCGCATGGTTCGCCCCCAGATCCCGAGGACGAATTCGAGAAGATCCATGGTTTTCGGAGGTCGACGTGACGCGTTCGCATGAATACAACGCGTGGAATGGCATGATCCGCCGGTGCAAGGGCGTGCGGTCATATCATGCCAAGCACCGTTACAGCGAACGCGGCATTACCGTGTGTGAGCGATGGAAAAAGTCGGCGAATTTTCTGGCTGACATGGGGCCTTGCCCGTTCGGAATGACTTTGGATCGTATCGACAACGATAAGGGTTACGAGCCGGGTAATTGCCGGTGGGCGACGCGCTCGCAGCAGACGCGTAATCGAAACGATCACTATGGGGGCCGTCCGGTCATTCGATCCGATGGCAAGATTTACGAAACGCTGACAGATGCCGCAAATGACGTGAAAGGCGGCATTGGTCACATCTGGCAAGTCTGCCAAGGCCAGCGAAAAACACATGCTGGTTTTGGCTGGCAGTATGGAGGCTAAAATTTCACAGACCTATCCAGTGCCACCGCCGGCTGGATCCTATAACCGCCAGGGCACCGGTACTGCCATGACCAATCCGACGCCGACCGACGCGACGCTGGCGACCAACCAGGGCACCGTCTATCATCCGAACATCTGGTCGGAGAAGGTCAAGAACCATCCCGGCAGTTCGGCGTCCGGTACTGGTTGGGAGAACATCATGGCGGCGCCGGCCGACCCTGATTTTACCAACGTGGTGCTCGTCGCGAAGTCAATGAATATGCCATATTAGGAGCTTCTAAAATGGCGCAGACGCTTCCCAATCCGATCACCGCCGCCATGCTGGCGCCTGCGAATGCGAACGCTGGCTATCCGCGCTACAACACGCCCGGTGACTGGTCGGGAGCGACGCTCGGCGACGATGTCGACCAGGCGACCGCCAATGTGGCGCTCGCCACATCGTCCGGCGCGGCGAATTACGCCGACTATGCGCCGCGCAATCAGCTCGCCAAGGCCAACATGCCGGGCACCTCGCCGCCTAATGCCATCGCCGGCGAGCCCGACTTCGCCATGGTCGTCGACGTCGCCCGTCCGCGCGGCTGGATCGCGCCAAATCAGCCTTACCAGGGCAATTCCACGGCCCCGGTAGCGCCGGTGGTGTCGTCGCTGTCGCCGAACACGGCGGCGGCGACATCGCTGCCGCTGCAGGTGACGATCACCGGGACAGGCTTTACCCCCTGGAGCATCGTCAAGACCGGCGGCCAGAACACCGCCGATGTCAGTGCCCGCTATGTCGACGCCACTCATATGACGGTAGCGATCTTCAAGGCCAGCGCCGGCACGGTGGGCGTTGTCGTCCAGGACCACGATCTCGATTCCAACTCGGTGAACTTTACGGCGACCTAAGATGGCTGACAAATTTCCGGTTCCGATCGAATCCAAGGGTGTTGAATACAGATTGAAAGGCAGTCGCGGCGCTGGGGCCAGCGTCACCGGCAGGGCCAATGCGACCGGCCTCTTTGGTCGGCTTGGTCGTCAGGCTGCGGCGCGTGGCATGAACGAGGGCGACGAAGACACACCAGGAGCAGCCTATTCCGTCGAAAATATGCGTAATGGCATGGCGGATCTTTTGAGTAATTCGAGTAGCCCTTACAGGTTGCGTAGATGACGCTCGGGCCGCTGCAGCAAGCCTGGCCGAAGACGCCGAACGATCATCAGGCCAAGCATGTCGACAACATTCGCAATGCCTGCGAGCTGTTGCGTTCGGTCATGCATGACGCGGAGGGGTCCGCGCAGGCCGGTGACCACGAGGAACATGTCTTCATGTCGCGGCGCATGGCGATCGCCGCGACGTATCTTGAGATCGCCGAGATGATGGCGGTCAAGGCGTCGCTGGAATGATCTATGTGATAAGAAATGGCAGGCTGGTCTCGAAACAATCGGATGGACAAGGCAAAGTGCTTGCTTTCCCGGCGCCTCATGTCTCGCGGTTTAACGAAATGGAATCTCCAGTCACCGGAAAGTCGATCTCGTCATGGCGCGAGCGTGACCGCGACATGGCAGCGGCTGGCGCGGTCGACCCTCGGGACATCCCGAAAGCCAGTTTCGAAAAACGACAGGCCATAGTGGAGCGCAATGAGCGATCAACACCAGCAGACTAACGGCGCGGAAGAACCGCAGCCCAGTCTGCGCGAGATTGCCGAGCAGGCTTACGACACGGTCATCGATACGGCCGACGCCGAGGACGGCGTCGAGCCATCGGAAGGCGGCCAGCTGCGCGATGCGCGTGGCCGCTTTGTTGCGAGATCTCAGGAAGGTGAAGCAGCGGCTGAGCCACCCAGCCCTTCCGAGACCACCCAGGAGACGGATCAGGAGCACCCAGCGCCGGAAACGGGCCAAGCAGCGCAGCCACCGTCAAACTGGAGCGCAGAGGATCGCGCCAACTTCGAGAAGTTGCCGGTGGAGGGACAGCAGTTCCTGCTCAGGCGGCATTCGGAGATGGAGAGCGATTATCAGAAGCGCGTACAGGCCACCACGTTAGCAACCCAGTTTGTCAATGCGGTCGCGCCGGTGTTCAACGATCCCGTCATCGCCCAGTCGCTGATGGGACGCCCGCCAGCGGAAGCCGTCCAGCAATGGGCGTGGTTCCATCGGCGGGCAATCGATCCCGACCCCAACAACCGGATCGATCTTCTGTTTGAGCTCGCCGATCGCATGCAGCTTGATCCAGCAGTGGTCTTCGGCCGCCAGGCGCAGGTGCAAGCCATGTCCTTCACCAAGGAGGAGATGGCCAATCCTGCATTCAAGAAATTCGCCGATCACATCGGCATGCTGACTTCCAGACTTCAGGCCAATGAATCCGTGCTGCAGAACTATCAGCGCGGTCAGCAGGAAGCTGCTTTAAACGCGCGACGCGCCGAGATTGATGCCTTTGCCGCGACGAAAAACCAGGACGGGTCTCTCGCCTATCCGTATTTCGACGCGGTGATGCCGATCATGATGGACATCTTTTCGAGAGATCCATCGAAGAGCATGGCTGACTGCTACCAGGCTGCCATCGAGCCGTTTGTCGGTCCGATCGAGGCGGCCGCGAAGGCCAAGGTCGAGCAACAGCAGAATCTGGCACGCGCACAGGCCGCCAACCGTGGCAATGTGCGCGGGGTCACGGCTCCGGTGTCCAAGCCGGCGCCGCCGGCCGGGCCGCGCAGCCTGCGTGAATCTCTGGAGTCATCGGCGGATGAGATCGGCTTCTAGGGGACGATCCCCTGAGAGGCCAAGATGGCTGAACCTACCGTCAACCAGCTGTTGGCGACGACGATTGCCAA